TTCTAGGTTGGCACTCTCTGATGCCTTCGGCGATGTATGGGAATAGATGCCTTGGGTCTTCGGTAGCTTTTCTAGATCCCGCTTGAGAGAACGGCTGGCAAGGGAATCCTCCAGATATGATGTCCACTTGTCCTCGAAACTTTCCGTAAGGGAAGGTCTTAAGGTTCGTGTATATAGGTGCTTGATGAAGCTTCCCCGTTTCCATCTTGTTCGCCAAGTTCGCAATAGCGAAGGCTTCGATCTCCACATAAGCGATTTCTCTGACATTTGGCAGAACTTCTCTAAGTCCTCTTCCGATTCCTTCGTACCCAGTGCAGAGACTGAGGTGATTGATTGTATTTGTTTTGTTAGTATCCACATTGTTCATTTCTTTTTGGGTTTAAGCATTCTTTCTTGCCAATATACTTTAGCAGAAAGCTTTGCACATTCTAGGTAGTGATTAAATTCGTTATCGCTCCAAGTCTTGTGATAGTGTTCAGCGGTGTTGGTGTCAATACAAACTGATATAATTTTCGGATTGTAATTTAACTTCAATTTCTTAGCTAGCATTACACTCTCGATTGCTAACTGCTTGCAGTCCTTGCCGTAGAACTTACCCTTGCCGTCGCAGCTTCGGCACTTGTAATCCGCGAGAAAAACCTTCTCGTCCTTGTCTAAACCTATGAAGTCCACGCTGCCAGCAATCTTAAATCTTGAGTCCGATATAATGTACTCGCAGTCAATGACTTGTACCCCGCTATCGTTGACCCAATCAATAAATGGTTTCGCCCAATCATCAAAGGCTGTAGCGTCCCCCTCTCCCATCATTAGCCATTCCTCAATCCTTTTGTGAACGGCCGTCCCAAACTCCGAACTTGGTATCATTTCCCCGGTGAATGGGTGCGGTCTAAATCCGTAAACCATATCCTTGAGTTTAGTATAGTGCAAATCGGTATGCTCCCGGGCTAACTCGACTAACTTCCTAGGCTGGTAAACGGAATCTAGGAAATCATCCTTAACAATTCCTAGCACTGTAGTAACGGACGGATAGGCTCGTCCGATTTTGCGTGCTTGTGGAGCGGTTGTGATGTCCTCCAAGAACTGCGGCTTCTTAGCTGATGTATAGAAGTGGCTCATTTCTTTTCCTCCTTCTTCTTCTTTCTTGTCTTGCTCCAATCAATAGAATCATAATTTGCTTCATACTTCTTTTGATCGTAGCCTTTCTTTGGCTGCATTCCTTTTCCCATATTTATTAAGGTATCCTATCCCATTTTCTTAGTTCGCCGCAGTCCTTATCTTTTATCAGTCCCAGCAATCTAAAGGTATCAACGGCCTCTTTACCTTCTCTCATCGTCTTGCGGTTCTTCTCAGCTTTCTCAAACACCTCCTCAAAGGCATCTAGTGATCGCGTGCTTTTATGCTCATCGGCTTCTTGTTTATACATACTTATTATAGTTCCTCCATATCCATTATAGGTTCAATAAGATCCCGGATAATTGTCTTAGGTTCTTGGTAATTCATTTGGCATAGGATCAAGTCCCCCTTGTATGCTTCAATAATTACGACTTCGTTGTATTCGTTATTGATGTAGCTAAAACCTATTTGATTTTTGGCTATGTATTCCAATATCTTGTCAGCATTTCGCGGCGGCAATGGGTTGGGAATCCTTTCGCAGTAGTAATCACCATTGACCAAGTCCCCAACGTGTTTGTTATTCAAAGATCCGAGACTGTCCCGAACCAGTACGATTTCATCTTGTCCCATTGTGTCGGCCAAGCCGTCGGGATAGATGTAGAATTGTATTTTATTTTTTTCTTTCATAAGTTATTTAATTTCTGTTCTGTTCCATCTGTTAATAATCTCCATAGCTTGGCTTCTTAGTTCGGCTATTTGAGCGTAAGTGTTTAGACACATAGAGGGTTCTAATTCCACTCGGCAGTATTTATTGATTAACAAAAAGAATTCATCGTCAAATTCTTTGAACTGGACATCGTCCATATCGGTTGGTTTTTCTATATTTTTTTCTTTCATATTTATTGTTGTGTATTAATTACTTACAGATGTCAAGTGTATTACCGGTTAATTTGGTTCTTGACACGTAATTTAAGATTGAGTATAATTGAGAGTACAAAGAGAGAACGAAGTGAAATAGTGCAACGAAATAGGCAGAATTACTTCTGTAACAATGCCGATCCGCTCGTATGTAAAACACTTCAAACAAATGATACGTTGCTACCTTGATGTTCTTCATTCTTCTTCTTGGGTTTAAGGATAATTGTATTTAAATATTTAAATCAAACTAATCAGCAGTATGAATGTAAAAGTCATACCGCCAAATATTAGACCTATAGCTATCCCTTGGATAATTTCGGCTATTGGTTTTAACTGTCTCATTTTATGATTCTACCTTCCGGGACTGTCTCATTTTCAAAGTCAGCTGCTTCTTGTAGTTCTTGTATCCTATCAAAATGGGCGTGTGCTGCATCCATTGCATTAATGTATTCTTGGGTGCTTAGCCCGGCTTCGGTGGCCTTCTTAATAATATCGTGCATATAATTATTCATTTGTTTATCTGTCCCGGTCTGGGTCCTCTTCAATTTCGCCTTCTTTGATTATTTCAACTCTAGTTGAGCCGTCCCAGTGGTCGACATCAATTGAGTTATCCTCATAGGAGTATTTATTGTAAGCTTCTTCTTGGGCTTCTTCAATAGAGTCCGCCTCCACTTCTATCTTGTATGTGACAAGCTCTTGCCATTCGACTGTGTATGTATTTGGTGATTTTATTCCTATCATAATTTTATTTTATTAGTACTGTTATTATTGTTGCTGCGATTATTAAAGCGAATGATCCGACAAGAAGCAAGGCTTCTTTGTACGTCTTTTCGCCGCCAACTACTAAGCTACTTAGCTCTAATCTTCTTTTATTTTCTCTTTCTTTATTCATTCTATTACTTCCCCGGTAAAGGTTAAAAATCCGCCTTCTATTAATGCTTTAGCGGTTCTTTCATAATGGCCTTGCAACTGCCAAACTATACCACTTTTGAGCAGTTCGGAAAAAAGAATCAAGGTTTGTATTTCGTCAAGCTTTCCTTCTTCATAATCAAATAATACTTTCATATTATTTAATGACATTGCGTTCTTAAATTCCTCTTTAGGATTATATTTTAATTTATTCATATTTATTTATTTATTGTTAGTTAAAAATTAAATACGGCCCACCAGCACCGGGCAACCGGTGAACCTTATTAACCTTTAATAAACTATCTATTCCAACTTTCTTTGATGGCTACCCAAATGATCGCTTGCAATTGATATCCTTTCAATCTGTAACGCTTAGCAAGTTTGGCCGTGATTGCTTCGATGCGGCGATATTGTAAGGCCGTGCAACTTTCGACCGCGTCAACTATCCCATCATTAGGAACGCAAACGCAAGCTCTTAAGTGCCACTTATCAACTGTTATATGATCCCGGGACAATAGGCCAACATTCATCGCGAACGCGTGAGTTTTCGGAGATTGTGAACTAATCTTTTTACCTTCTTTTAATATTTTGAAGGCCTTTTCTTTATTGGCGTTATAAGTACAAACCTTTATTTCATTAGGTTTCTTATTGGCCAAAAATCCTTTAATGACTTGTAAGGCATCATATTTATTTCTTTCCCATTTATTGTTTGGAGACAACGCACTTACTACGCTTGCAACAATGTAAGAATCTAGATCATATTTTCTGGCGGTATCCTTACAGAATGACTGTGCGTCTTTATACCAAGATTTGCCCGCTTTACGATTTGAACGCGTGGCGGCTTTGTACCAATCATTCAAATTTTCATAAATTTCTTGATCGGTGATTTTAGTAACTGCTCTTTTGAATTGGTTTTTCATATTTATTTATTTAGGTTATTGTTAAAAACTAAATTTGATCCACGCCGCAAAGCGTGAATCTTATTAATCTTTAATCTAATGCATTAGGCAATAATCCTATTACCCATCTTTTTTCTAATAATTTAAAAAGCAAATGAACTGTTATGTGATAGCAGACAAATGGCAAATCTTTTTCTTCTTCTTCAATTCCTAAGTGATTCCATATTTGGTTATTTTCTAAATCATTATCATTAATGAAATGTGAAGCAAGTAAACAGTGTTCCCCAAAAGATTGAGAATCAGTAATTATATCAGCTAAATTATGAATGGCCTCGGACAATTCTTCGTGATTCATTTTTGAATCAATGCAGTTATTGAAGTACGCATCTTTGAAATCGCAGCCCAGCATTTTATTGTATTTCTCGATATAAGTCTCAGCAATATCTTTTGATATTTTTTGAGTGAATTTCTGTAATTTTATTTCTCTAGGATTTTTCATATTTATTTATTTTAGGTTATTATTGAGCATCGTAAATATCTAATGCGTTGAAAGCATTGGTAATCTCAAAGTAATCGACGTTAAAGGTTTTACTTAACCAATCGATTTCTTCATACCAAACATTGAACGGAATAGAATACATATCCATTTCTTTAATGTAATTGGCCTTCCAATCACTTGCTATGATTTCAATTTGCAGCTTTAGGTTATTTTTTTCTGTATTTATCATATATTTATTTATTTTAGGTTTTTGTTAAAAGCTTAAGTCGACTCACCGGGCAACCGGTGAATCTTATAAACCTTTTTACTCAAATTCATATCCCATATTTTTAATAATATTAACTATGTTAGATGAAGGTTTATTAAAAACAAAATTTTCTGGTATTCTGAATTTATTCCATTCCTCATTTTCCCAATTATCATTTTCGGAATTAGGCAAAAATATTTGCAACTCTAACTCTTCATTATGTATTGATTCCGTTAAATCATTTCTACCGGTTGAATTAAGGAATCCTTTGATTCCTTTTGTTTCAAGAATCTCAATAAGAGAATCAGCTTTGAATTTTTGGTTTTTCTTTTCTGTGTTCATATATTTATTTATTTATGTTAATAATTTAATTCGCTTATATTATAGCAAAAAACGGCCATTTTATAAATAAATCATTATGAATATTTAATCCAAAATAATGAAACCTATTAATTCTTAAATAATCCCTTAAATATCTACTCATCGGGATATATTGATATGAACAAAAAAAGAATAATATTTCACATAATGGACCTTTTAATTTGACAATTACATATCAACGCATCAAGATATGATGATATTATAAACATATGAACATAAAAGCAGTGAACATAAAAGCAGTGAACATTTGTACACTAGTTTTTGCGATGGGAGGCGGGGGTCGCAGACCGTAGCTAGTCACAACATATACATACATAAATCAGCCCTTAAAAAAATAACACACTCAAGATGACTGAAGAAGAGAAACTAAAGACCGAGATACAAGCAGCAATCCGCGAGGTGGCTGACGACAAGGAGTTGCAAAGTATCAAGAGTCTAAGTCGGCACAACCCTATGAAGGTGGCTCAGATACTGTATATGTACAGCATAGGGAAGAGCCAGACGCATATAGTAAAGAAGCACAAGATACAGAGGAGTACAGTAATACAAGTGCTTGTGGACTACGCCGACCACTTGGGCAAGCTCCGGGACTTGGCGGGTAAGATTAGTGCCAAGAACTATATGAACCTCAGTTCGTTGGAGGAGGACTTGGTAGAGAGGGTACGAGACCGTATGGAGAACGACCCCGAGATGGAGATCACATTCCGGGACTTAAAGGAGTTGAGCATAGCTAAGGCTAACGCATTCCGCGAAACTATGACTACAAGGGGAGAGGCTAGTCAGATTACGGAGGAGCGTAAGGTAGTAACCCAAGAGGACTACGAGGATACTTTAAAAGCAGCCAGAGAGAGACTGGATAACATTAAACAAGCGGAGGCAATAGATATCAATGGAAACGACGATGAAGTTAGTTAAGGTCACTTGGAAGGACATAGTTGCGGACTTACACACCGAGGAGGACATAGTTCCTTGCGAGAGTTGGTCAGTGGGTTGGATACAAGAGGACAACGATGAGTACTTGAGGTTATATACTGGATTCTATGAAGATGGTATAGAGCTTGCGGACAAGATAGTTATCCCCAAGGGATGTATAGTAAAGATAGAGAACTTAAAGGTTACTAAAGATTTCTTTGATGATTGATCCCAACTATGATGATTTGTTTGACCGCGTTCGAGGAAACTTGGGCGAGCACTTCAGTAACTATATGTTTATAGTTATGGATGACGGTGGTAACTTGTTCTATGACTACACTAATCATAGGGTAGGAAAGATGCTTGTGGACGAGACAAAGAGGGAGATGGAGGCGGATGTCTTGGACATATGGTGGGAGGATCCGGAGGAGAAGGAGTAATTTTCTATGGAGCTTAAGTTCACCCCACATCCTTTTCTACAGCCCCCTACTGACGAGGAGATAGTTCTCCTTGCGGAGAAGGACCCCAAGCTGTTGGAGGCATTGTATCTATCCCACGAGGGACGCTTACAAGCATCTGAGGAGGACCCGGTCCGTTACGGTTTTGACCTCCCGGGATGGGAGCGTATGCAGAGCAGCCTAGGTGAAAAGAACGAGTGCTTGGTTCTAGGTGGTAACAGAAGTGGTAAGACCACTGGGTGTGCGAAGATGGTTATGCAAGCCGTTATGGACAACGAGGACGGTCATATTGTGTGCTTCAGTCAAAATGCGGACACTAGTATCAAGGTGCAACAAGCTGCTGTGTGGGAGATGATGCCCAAAGAGTTCCGGAAGAAGACTAAGAGTATAGAGGGGTACATAAACTTCAGTATGCAGAACGGTTTTACCGGTCAGTCCTTTATCTTCCCGGACACTAGAACACGTGTAGATTTCAAGACCTACACGCAGTACAGCAACAATCAGACCATCCTTGAGGGTTTTGAGTTCGGCTTCAAGAAGCCCAAGACGATTAACATCGGTGCTTGGTTGGATGAGTACTTAGGGGACGCTGCTTTGGTAAACACCTTACGATTCCGGTTAGCGACTAGAGATGCTAAGATGGTAATTGGTTTCACCCCCATTGATGGATACACTCCCTTCATTGCTGATTACTTGAAAGGGGCTGAGACCATCAAGACAAGAGAGGCAGAGTTATTAAAGAACAAACAATTACCGATTGAGCAATACAGCCCAGATCGGGACGCTGGTGTAATCTACTTACATTCCGACGAGAACCCCTTCGGTGGTTACGAGCGTATCGCTAAGGACCTCAGAGGCCGTCCAGAGGACGAGATAATGGTGCGTGCTTACGGTATGCCCGTGAAATCGATGACAAGCCTCTTACCGTTATTTAACACAGAAGTAAATGTACTATCCAAAATACCCAACAAACACGGAAGAAGATTCCCAGACATATCTGATAAATCCCAATTTAGCTGTTATCAAGTGGTCGACCCAGCCGGAGCGAGAAACTATGTTAGCCTATGGGCTGGAGTTAATCGAGATAATGAAGTTTATATCCGAAGAGAGTGGCCAGACCGTGATACATACGGCGAGTGGGCAATTTTTGGAGACCCAAAGTGGAAGTTCGGACCAGCAGCCAAAAAGGTGGGTTTCAATGTAGAGGGCTACGTGGATCTATTCAAGGAGATTGAGGACGAGTTGGACATACAAGTGATAGAAAGGATAGGGGACTCCAGATACTTTGCTAGAGAGAATGAGAACAACGATGACTTGTTTACATCCTTCTATGACTTTGGGATGAACTTTATACCCAGTGACGGACGTATGGAGGAGGTTGGTATATCCGCTTTGGACGAGTGGTTCAGTTACAACCCTAACATAGAGGTGGACGAAGCCAACAAGCCCTTGTGCTACATACACAGCGACTGTGGGAACTTGATTGATTCCTTGATCAATTACAATTCTAAGGGGAAGGCTGACGAGCCCCTTAAGGATTTCTTTGACGCGATCCGATACTTACGTATGGCAAACTCCGGAGAAGGTCCGGACCATATAGATTCAAGAAATTTAAACACAACAATGCAAACAAAAGGAGGGTACTAATATGCCAAAGAAAAGATTAACAGAAATAGTAGAAGATTACGGCATTTCCATAGAGGAAGGCCTTGAGCTAGTTTTCAGAGAGCTAGAAGAAGATATGGTTACCGGAAGGGGTAAAGCAACGTGGATTAGTGAATCCGGTCAGATAGTTCTAGAAGAACTTATATCAATGCCGGTTCTTTACAGAGGACCCGTTCTCAGTCAAGCACCGAACCGTATGTACGTTATGGTTTATTTAAAGGACATAACCAAGAAGGTGCCGGTAAAAGTACCGCGACGTATGTTGGGGAAGATAACACCCGGAAAAGTAATCTACGTAGAGACGGACAACAGCGGTCCAGAAACTAAGTACCACTGGGTCAAAACACCTCAACGTGGTTGATAGGTATGATATTATAAATACTAAACTATGCAAAGTGATAATAATTCAGAAGCACTTACGTACGTAAGTAAGGAACCAAGCATTAATACCCTACGTTACGCGTATGACCAAACGGTCACAGAGCTAGAATCATACTTTGATTTATGTAGATCAAGCTACGACGATAGACGTAACTGGTGGGCTGGTAAAAGTAGGGACCACAGAAAGCACGGAGCGGACGCATTCCCTTGGGAGGGTGCCGCCGATATGGAGGCCCATACAATTGATGAGCGTATTACTCGCTTAGTATCTTTGTTTATGTCCAGCCTTAACCGTGCTAACGTTCGAGCGTTTCCGGTTGAGTCCAGTGATATGGCTAGAAGCAAGATGGTGTCCAGCTTCTTGAAGTGGATGGTATCCAGTGGTTACATTCCTAGGCTCAAGAGAGAGATGGAACTCGGTGCGAATTATTTATTAGAACGCGGTATATTAATCACATACGTAGGCTGGCACCGTGAGGACAGAAGGTTCTTACAACGCTTGGACCTAAATCAGATTGCACAAGTTTCGCCAGAAGTTGTTGAGTTAATAGCTGACCCTACAAACGATGACGATTTAATAATTTTACTACAAACTACATTCCCGGGTGTAACAAAGAAGAGAGCTAAGAAAGCCCTCAAGGAATTACGCAAGAACGGAGAGGCTGAGCTACCAATCGTTCGTAGACAGATTGATGCACCGGAAGTTAAGACCCTTGCTCCCGATGGTGACTTCTTTTTCCCTCCCTATGTTACGGACCCACAGCGTGCACCGTACTGCTTTTGGAGAACTTACTACACAGCTCAAGAGCTTGAGAACAAAGTAATGACCGACGGATGGGACGAGGACTTTGTTGATTACATTATAGATCACTACAGAGGTGTAAGTGTGGACTCAATTGAACGCGAGCAAGAAGGACGTAGGAGCACATCATTGACTGACAACGCTTATGAAGCTAATGAGTTAATTGAAATAGTTTACGGATACCAACGCTTGATTGACCAAGAGGATGGATCCGAAGGAATTTACTGCACAGTCTTCCACAAACAGTTTGATGGAAACGAGCAAGCCCCGGGATATGCTAAGTTTGAACTCCTCAACGGATACGAGGACTACCCAGTGGTTGTAAGTAAACTTTCTGAAGATAGCAAGAGGTTGTACGACACTCAAACTATTCCAGACATTCTTCGCGGGATTCAGAATCAAGTCAAGGTTGAGCGGGATTCACGTATAGATAGAAACAGCCTAGCTACACTACCTCCGATTCTTCACCCAGTTGGTCAAGCACCAACAGATTGGGGACCGGGAAGAATGATACCTTACCGCAGAAAGGGAGACTTGGACTTTGCTCCAACGCCACCATCACCAGTTGGTTCCATTGAAATCGAGAAGACTATGGAGGCCCAAGCTGACAGACTATGTGGGTTGGATGAAACAAGTCAAATATCACAAGTGCGTAAACAGTTCTTGGTCGACAAGTTCTTACAGCACAACGCTGAGGTTTTACAGATGTGTTATAAATGTTTTCAGAGGTTTGGACCGGACTCAGTTTTCTTTAGAGTAACCGGATCGCCGGACCCCGTAAATTTCGATAAGGGTGACCCCGACGAAAATTACGACATAATCATTTCATATGATGTCCTCAATTCGGATCCAGAAACTCAAGAACAAAAGCTACAGCAGCTCATTGCCCTTACACAGTTGGATAGGAGTGGTCGTATTGATATCAACTCTCTGCTTGATGCAGCTGCTAATAGTATCGATCCGGTCCTTGCTGATCGTATTCTACAGCCTACAGAGGCTGCTCAAGAACAAGTTGTACGCAAAGTAACTGATGACCTCGCTAAGATATTTGCGGGTATCGAGATGCCAGCAAGTCCTAACGGTGCTCAAGTGGCTATGCAAGTTATTCAGCAGTACACTGCTCAGCCAGATGTTGCTGCTAGGGTGCAGTCCGACGAAGCCTTTAGAGCTCGTCTCGAGAAGTACGCTGGTCAGTACACCTTCCAAATGCAACAAGCACAGAACGCTCAGATTGGTCGAGTTGGTACACAACCAGCCCAAATGGGAGACATCCAAACACAAGGAATATAGTATGGCTAATATGACTAGAAGTCAGTTCGCTGATATGAGAGCATCTCAGCTTTCAGTACCACAGCTCGTAGCTAAGACCGTCAGTTTAAATGAAGGCATTCGTAACACTGTCTACAACGACACAAAGGGAAATCCGAGTATTGCGATTGGATTTAACTTAAATGACAAAACAAACCAACCGGCACTAGATGCCTTGGGGTTAAACAGAGATGAGTTAAAAGCTGGTACTAGGTCATTGACTGCCCGAGAAATAAACGAGCTCTACAAGTACTCATCTATGAGAGCAGTTAAGGACGCTATAGCGTTTGACCCAAACTTGCAGTCCAGACCAGCTAATGTTCAAACAGCTATTATAGATATGTCCTTCAACCTAGGATTACCTAAACTAAAAAAGTTTAAGAAAATGAAGGCAGCACTTGATGCAAATGATTACAACAAAGCTGCGGACGAAATGCAAGACTCGTTATGGTTCGACCAAGTAAAGGACCGCGGACCTCGTATGGTTAATATTATGCGTAACGGCTTTACTGATTAATTTATGACACTAGAAGAAGACCTACAAGCGTTAGGACAGCACGAGCACTTTGCTCGGTTCCTAAATACCATAAGCGACCTCAGAGAGGAATCAATAGAGGACTTGCATAAAGCAAGTAACGAAGAGATACAACAAATCTCGGGTCGAATACTGACATACGACCAAATACTTCAGATGTGTGACTGGCGAAACCTACAAGTACGCTACGCTGATAGACTTTAATTATACGCTATTGATGTATAGTATATAATATAACCATCGACTACGCTCGTCGTAAACAAGCGGAAACATTATGTCAAACGAAATCACAGTGGGAGACGCTGAACCCACAACAGAAACAGCAGCGGAACAGTCAAATATGTCAGTGACGGATTTTATTAACCGTCGCTTAGGCCAAGCAGAGGAGAAAGCTCCAGAAGCGGAAGCCAATGTTGAAGCAACAAACGAAGTAGTGGAAGAAGCCGAGGTTGAGAGCAATGCGGAAGAAACCAACGAAGAAGTTGTTGCTGAACAATCAGAGGGAACAGAGGAGCAATCCGAAGTATCCGACGATGTTCTTTCACAGTTAGATCTAGATGAGATGTCCGAAGATGACCTCAAGGAACTATCCGAAAAGCTAGGCAGTAGAGCAGTAGCTCGATTTGGGGAACTTACAGCAAAGCGTAAAGCAGCTGAAGAGAAACTCAAAGCGATGGAAGCTCAACTCCAAACAAAGAATCCATTAGAGACTCAACAAGTAGCTAACAACCCATATGAATCAGTAGATTCATTAGAGGGTTTGCAAGAAAAAGCTCAAGAAGTAACAGAAGTAATAGAGTGGGCTGAGGAAATGTTGTTCAACGCAGACGGGTACGGACCGGAGGATGTCGTAACAGAAGTAGAAGGAAAAGAGCTTACCAAAGCTGATGTGCGTAAAAGCCTATTGAACGCACGCAAGGCTAGGGATAAATTCTTACCGGCTCAACTGAAAACACTCCAAACAGTAGCACAATCAAAACAGCTTAAAGAAGCCTTTGATACACAAGCTACAAAAGAGTTGGATTGGTTACAAGGAGACGATAACGACACTCGTAAGAACTATGAAGCTATGGTCGGTGATTCCCGATTCCAAAAACTATTAGATAAAGCAGAACCAGAAATAGGAGCACAGCTCAACTATATTATGGCTCACGCCGCTAACAGTATATACGGACGGAAAACCATCAAAAATAGCCCAACCTCTACGAAGTTAAGTCCACCTAAAACAGCAATAAGTGCTGCATCAACATCAGAGAAAACTGTGGGAAAGTCTGCTAAAGCACTTAAAAGCTTTAACCAACAATTTAGACAGTCTGGCAACAAGAGTGATTTCATAGCTCTCAGAACTCTACAACTAAAAAACAAACAATCCTAATTATAATATACGATGTCATTCTCAAATACATTCGATACAACTAATCCGGGATCTGGTGTTTCTAACAGAGAAGACTTGACTGATGTTTTGTCAATTCTTGCTCCCGAAGAAACTCCGATCCTTTCTTCTGCTTCTAAGCAGAAAGCTAGCTCAACATTTGTTGAGTGGACTGTCGACAGCCTAAGTGCACCATCAACTGCTGGTGTTGCTGAAGGAGCTGACGTACAAGCCTTCACTGACAAATTCTCTGGACGTGCTCGTCTAGGTAACTACACACAAAAATTCCGTCGGGACTATATGGTATCAGACCTCCAAGAGGCTGTTGATTCCGTAGGTCCAGCTAAGATCGCCCAAGCAGAAGCTAAAGCAATCCGTGAAATCAAACGCGACATTGAAGCTACCCTCGCTGGTACTCAAGACCGTGCTGTTGAAAACGGTGCTGGTACATCTTACGGTTTACGTGGTCTAGGTGACTGGATTGATTCCGCTGGTCCAGCTGATGTTCCAGCTGCATTCCGTACTCCAGCTGCTTCAATCAATGCTACTGGTACTGCATTCACAGAAACTGTTCTTAACACAATGATCTCTTCGATCTATCGTGAAACTGGAACTGTGAACGACCTTATGCTTGTTGCTGACACAGCTCTTCGTAACGAAATCTCTGACTTCGCTCGTAGTGGTGCAGCCACTGACGTTCGTTCAATGAACTACAACGGTAATGAATCAGCTATCAAACTATCTGTTGACTTATATCAATCAGATCACGGTATTGTTTCAGTAGTAAACGGTAACCCGGATTGTATGCCAGCAGTAACTGGTGGTACAGCAAACGGTGCTGGATACTTAGTTAACCCAGAATACTACGGTGTTCACGAGTTAATTCCATTGGGCTCAACTCGTCTCCCTAATATGGGTGGTGGTGAGCGTGGATATGTTGATGCTTCCCTAACTCTAGGTGTATACCACCCCGGAGCACACGGTTATATTCAAGCAATCTCTTAAT